TTGTGCCATGGTTTTCACGGCTCGCACAGCTGCAGCCTTCGCCCAAAGTTTCCAATTTCTCATACCGATTCTTCCTCCTTCATTTCATAGTCGCCGGAAAGCAGCACCAGCATTTCCGGCGTTAAGTCGCCGCTTGCAAAGATCTGATATTGACCGCTTTCCAGCTGTACGGCTTTAATTTTCGCATTGCCCCAGCCGCTTCGCTGAATGGCTTTTCCTGCTTTCAGCTGTTCGACTGCTTCAATAATATTCATTGTATCATCTCCTTAAAGTAACGAAATTGATTGAATCAGCGGATGGCTGTTGTTGCTCCGTCCGACCCAAACTAAGTAGTAAGTACCAGCAGTTACGCCCTCGCACGGTGTCAATGTGGTGACATATTCGGTATTTTGCAACCACTGCAAGGACAGGTCAATATAGCTGCTTTCTGTTTGTGCCTTGGCAAGGATGTCCGCAGCCGTTCCAATGTCGGATTGTACTAAGCGTAAAATGCCAACTTCGGTGCTGCCGGCAAGGAAACAAATTGCAATTTGCGTGGATGCAGTCACGCTGATCGGCGTTGTGGAACAGGTGTAACAGCTATAATCCCACCCGAAAATAGATGTTCCATAATTCAATGCATAGTTGTTCTTCTCGCTGCAAAAATTCGCATGCAGGGCAGTAAAGTCCGCAACGCTGTAAATTGTGCCATTGTAGAGCAGTCGCACATTCTCCCGATTATCCGCATCATATAGCACAATTTTTTCGGTTGGCGTTTCACCGCCAGAGATGTTCAAAATTTTTGGTACAAGTGTATTAAATTTTTCAGTTTGTTCCGCATTCACGCCCTTTGCAACAAGATTCGCTGCAAGCTGCTGCCGCAGCTGGTTTAATTTTGTCAGCTGTTCTGCAATTGTCACCGCCATGTTACACCTCCACCATCGTTGCAAGCACCGTGGATATATCGCCGACGCTGTCCTCTAAGGCTTTGATGCGAGTTGCAAGGTTATTATCCGCCGCCTCTCGCTCGGCTGTTACTTTCGAGTACGTGCTATGCAGATAAGTTTCAATACCATCCAAAAAATCTTTATTGTCGTGCGTATGTGCAGAGGCTTTTAGCGTATCCACATCCGGCGACAAATCCAGCACAAACAGCCCGTCCGGTACAATATCCAGAGCGTTGTGAGATACCGTGCTGATGGACGGCAATACCTGCCATGTTTGCTTACCTGTTACTGTAACCAGTTTAGCGGTGCAGTATTTCGCTGATTCACCCTCTTCACATCCCGGTGTGTAATCGCCCCAAATGGCAGAATCACTGCTTGTTCCGTTCTTAACAGTCGCTGTGGTCGTTCCGTTTTTGTCAGTGATTGTAATGGTTGCTCCGGTGTCCGTTTCGGTGACGGTTGCCGTTGGGGAGTAACCGTCTGCACCGTTTTTTCCGTCTTTTCCGTTTATGCCGTCCTTGCCGGGCGTTCCAGTGTCGCCCTTTGCAGACTGTCCGGAATCCTGATAATTGCCCGTGGTTGCATCATAAATCCACCATGTGCCGTTTTTGATGATCGGCATTTTTGCAATCAGCTGTTCCGCCTGTGCAAGGGTGGACTGCATCTCACGCAGAGCTTTGTCAATTGCATCAATTCCACCGTTGTACTGCTCCAAGATAGAGTTACGGACGACCATCGGGGTCATCTCATACTTAATGACAACAGTATCATCCTTTTGACCAACAATTTCCGGCAGAAGCTGACCGGACACTGCTGTAAAGCTTTCATCCACGACCCATGTCAGGATGATTTGATTTTCTGTTGTCTCTTTTTCAAGATTCTGCATGACCAGCCCCCCACTGCTGTTGACTGCTCGCAGGGTAAACAGGCAGTCAGACAGATCCGTTTGGTGGTAGTATCGGTCAACGGCGATTTGGATTTTATCGGCGTTCTTTTCGCCGGCACTCAACAAGTGCTTGATATTTGCCGTGTCGATGTATTTTTGATTTGCGGTTAGCATGGTATCATCTCCCTTACAAGTTATTGATAGCATCCCAGAGGGCATTGATTGCGTTTTTAAATTCTTCGTTTTCAACTTTGTTATCTTCTAAATTTTGTATATCTGATACATTCTTGTCAGCATAATTCCAAGCTTCGTCTGCTTTCGCTAAAGCAATTTTTTTAGCACTTGCTGCCACAATGTCCGCATGGCGTTTCGATGCATTTTCGGAGTTGAATGCCAACGACCGCTTTGCAGCCTGTGCCAGCACTCTGGTGTCCTTCCCGGTGCAGGAAAACTCCCATCCACCACGAAACTTCCAGGTCATGTTTGTAATGGTACTTTCTGCCCATTTTCCGGGCTGATATTCGATTTCAATTCGCTGCCCCAACTTAGGGAAGTGTTCCATGTCATCAAATTTCAGATAGCATTTTAGCTGAAACGGTTTCAGCAGCACATTGTGAAACAGATAATTTGCTGCTGCTTCCACAATCGGATATTCGTTTTTGTCGTTTGCGTCCGGAAAGTCTTCTTGATAATTCAAAACCGTTTCCATTCTTCTTCCATCAAAAAAGCAATTGCTGGACAGGTCGATTTCTGCATTTCCCAGCATTGGCTTGTATTCCCTTGCATTTGTCCATCCAGTATCATCATAGGTTTTAAAATAGACCTTTTGAATATAGATGTTATACGATGCCACATCGCAGCTATCTCTTGCAATGGCGGAAAACGGGACACAGATTTTGTCTTTGAAAAAGCCAAACGGGACAAGGGAAAACGGGACTTGTAATGTGTTGTTCTGAATGCTGTATTGATCATTTCGCATACAGACAAAAGAGCAAGCTGGTTTTGCAAGAGCAGAAATATAATCAATCGCACTGTATCGGGTATTTCTGGATTCTCCTTCTTCTGATTTTCGCATCAGCGTATAACCGCTGTAGGAATTTCCCAGTTTGGGATTATCGTTTGGAATAGAACTGATATGTTCATAGGCAAGCGGCTTTTCTGCAATCATGTTTTGCAGAATGTCATTTGTCCATGTGACAACATTGGTGACAATTTCATGCAGAGAATAAACGCCGCCGCCGCCGGCTTCTCCTTCATAGCCTTCCAGCTTTTCTCGCAGCTTTTTGGATACTTCGCTTTCATCGTCATCAACTTTTCCAGAACCAGACGAAATGGAATTGTTATTTAGCCATACCAAGGCATCCGATGCCCGAAGCGTGTACAGCGTTTTTTTACGGGATACAGATGTCACCCAGAACATTCCACGGAAAATCCAATCTGACGGCTTAGGCTCTTTTTGATAGCAGCTGTACAGAATGATTTTTGCACCATACAGGTTATATGCATTGATGCCGTCTTGCTCTAAGTGCAGCTGAATGGACAGTTCCGCCGGGCGGACACTGCCAAGGGAAAAGGTGCTGCTGTCACAGGCAGAGGATTTGATGGAACAGCTATTCCGGATAATATCAGAATCGGTAAAAGCAATGTCCGTTGTATATTCGGCATAATCACCATTATCCAGATAGCAGGGAACAGAGAGAATGCCCTTTACATGCTCGTAAATCACCATGGTTTACACCTCCTCTAAGCTAACGGAAAACTCATACGCTCCCGTGTGATAATCATTTCCCTTGTAAAAATCATAGAGCCGCTGCAAATAATCGCCATGTTCTGAATCAACATCATAAAAATAGGATGCATCATCAAACCAGTGTGAGTTGCGAAAATTGCTTTCATTTGCAATCGTCTGAATCTGAATCTCACTGGTTTTGCGAAATGTTCCATGTTGTTCTTCAATATCTGTCGTGCTGCGATAGAAGAAAAAGCACTCCGGCTGCGAAAAATAGTCTTTCAGCATGATCAAGCTTTGTAGATCGGTTTCGATTTTTAAATCAATCTTTCTTTTTCCAATGCGGACTGGATAGGTAATGGTCTGACCGCTCTCGTTTTCATAAGTGCTGACAGTTTCCGCATAGGACACATCGAACTGCAACAGATTCCGCATCAACGAATTATCATAATAAATCGTCCAGATGCGGATCTTGCCATCCACATCCTCATTCCATACAAATGTACCGCCGTTCTGATCGGTACAAGTTCCAGGGATGGTATCATCTTTGGTGTAAATATTGCCGTTTTCGCCCAGATAAGAGCCATCTCCCTGCGGTGTGCACTGCACAGAGCAGCCTTCAATGATTTCGTTTCCCTTTCTGTCCGCAGGATGTCCATTCCGGTCTAGTCGAATTGTTCCGTCCTTCCGAAAAACCAGTACATCATGGTTGTTTTTTTCAACGATGGTATCCGTTCCAATTTTCGTGATTGTTCCCAAATCATCCAGTGTCGCCCATGTGTTGGCACTATTTTCATACGCATCCACCCGAATTCCGATCACTCGAAGGTAGGCAGCATGTGGGAATGGTTCTCTGGAAATTGTTATCATACACTCCACCCCCCACTACTTGCGTTTGCTCTTGTAACTGCATTGACGACGACGGTTTCAATCGTTTCGTCTCCGATACTGATTGGGATAATGATATCACCTTGCTGTTGTGATGTCTGCACTGCTGCCGGTTGTTCTTTCGGTACTGCGTATGCTTGCTGCAGTACCGGACTATAAGCAGAGATTGCAGACGCACCCTGCGAATCCATAATCCCCATTGTTGACGACACCGCAGCATTTGCCATGTTTGCGGATACCATTGACACGTCTGGTATGCCGTCCTCAATCCCGGCAACAAAACCATCGTCCCAGTCGCCGCCGATCTCACTGACCCGCTCCAGCTCCTCGGGCGTGATGGCCGAGAAATGCGTCAGGTCAAAGCGCAGGCGATCTGGCTCCACGAGCGAGCCCGCCTGATGCACGTGATCGCCCAGCACCTCGCGCAGCGCAGCCTGGAGCAGGTGCGTGGCCGAGTGCGCACGCATGATCGCCTTGCGGCGGTCGGTATCGATACGCGCCGTGACGGTCTGCTCGACCTGCAGGCGGCCGGAGTGCATCACACCGTGGTGCAGGAATTTGCCGGCCTTGTCCTTCTGGACGTCCGTCACCTGGAAGAGCGCGCCGTCCGTCTCAATGACGCCGTTGTCGGCCACCTGGCCGCCCATCTCGGCATAAAACGGCGTGCAGTCGAGCACGAGCACGCCCTGCTTGCCCTCATCGATCTCCGAACAGACCTCACCGTCGCAGACGATGGCCAGGATCGTGCCCTGATCGACCGTGTGGTCATAGCCGGTGAATTTCGTCGGCGTCGTGTCCAGGCCGAGGTCCACGCCGGCCCATGCCAGGTCGCCGAGCGCCTCGCGCGCCTTTCTCGCGCGCACGCGCTGCTGCTCCATCAGCTCCTGGAACGCATCCTCATCCACGGTCATGTCCTGCTCCTGCACCATCTCGCGGGTCAGGTCGATCGGGAAGCCGTAGGTGTCATAGAGCTTGAACGCATCCGCGCCGGAGAACACCCGCTCGCCCTTGGCCTGATGCTCGGCGAGCAGGTCGGAGAAGATGTGCATGCCGGCGTCGATGGTCTTGGCGAAGTTCTCCTCCTCGTTGCGGATGACGCGGGTGATATACGCCTGCTTCTCGCGCAGCTCGGGGTACTGGCACTCGTTTTCGTGCACGACCATGTCCACGACCTGATACAGAAACGGTTCGTTGACGCCGAGGAGCTTGCCGTGGCGCGCCGCGCGGCGCAGCAGACGGCGCAGCACATAGCCGCGGCCCTCGTTCGACGGCAGGATACCGTCCGAGATCATCATGACGGAGGCGCGGATATGGTCGGTGATGACGCGCAGGGACACGTCGGTCTGGTGGCTGTCACCATAGTGCGCGCCGGTGATCTCGCTGACCTTGTGGGTGATGTTCATGACGGTATCGACGTCGAAGAGCGAATCCACGCCCTGGCAGACAACGGCCAGTCGCTCAAGGCCCATGCCGGTGTCAATGTTTTTCTGAACGAGATCGGAGTAGTTGCCGTTGCCGTCGTTGTCAAACTGGGAAAAGACGTTGTTCCAAACCTCCATATAGCGGTCGCAGTCGCAGCCGGGCGCGCAGTCCGGCTTGCCGCAGCCGTAGGCTTCGCCGCGGTCAAAATAGATCTCCGAGCAGGGGCCGCACGGGCCGGAGCCATGCTCCCAGAAGTTATCGTCCTTGCCGAGGCGGGTGATGCGGCTCTCGGGGATGCCGATCTCGTCGCGCCAGATGTTGAACGCCTCGTCGTCCTTTTCATACACGGACGGGTACAGCCGCTCGGGGTCGAGGCCGACCCAGTCCGGGCTCGTCAGAAACTCCCACGACCAGGCGATGGCTTCATGCTTGAAGTAGTCGCCGAAGGAGAAGTTGCCGAGCATCTCAAAATACGTGCCGTGGCGCGCGGTCTTGCCGATGTTCTCGATATCGCCGGTGCGGATGCACTTCTGGCAGGTGCAGACACGGTGGCGCGGCGGCTCCTTGTCGCCCTTGAAGTAGGGCTTCATCGGCGCCATGCCGGAGTTGATGAGCAGCAGGCTCGCGTCATCCTGCGGGATGAGCGAGAAGCTCGGCAGACGCAGGTGTCCCTTCGTCTCGAAAAAGCGCAGGAACATTTCGCGCAGTTCATTCAGACCATATGGTTTCATAATCATCTATCCTCCAAATCAAATTCTCTTGCTTCACTCTTTTTGCAGCCGCTCGGAAAGGCTGGGCGCGTCCGCGCGGTAAAACTCCAGCTTGCCGCAGCGCCTGCAGGCATAGATATCGACCTCCAGCGCACCGGAAAAGAGGTTGGACAAGTGGCCGGTCAAAAGGCCGTATTGCCCGAGCTGCAGGGATTCCTGCCCCAGATGCTCCATCTCGCCATGACAACGCAGACAGTCCATAACACGTCTCCTTTCAAAAAAAGATGCCTCCGCCCCATGGACAGGGGCGAAGGCATTCGAGCATTCACGGTACCACCCTGATTTACCCGCACGCGCGCTGCGCGGGTATCTCATGTCATCCTGTAACGGGGATGGGTCGTCCCGCTCCTCGCGGGCTGCTCCAAAGCGGCGTACCATCTCTCCTGACCGGGGGCTTGCACTGTCCCCCCTCGCTGAAGGTCGGTCTGAAACGGCTGACTTTGTCATGGCTTTTGTCGATTTGAAATTCATTATAGACACTTTCTGACATTTGTCAAGTGGAAAAAGCCTGTTAATTTTCAAACAAAAGGCTGCGGGGATTCCCGCAGCCCTTGTTATTCATCGCCTCTGTGCTACGGCGGCGCCCCCTCAACTGCCGGAGCGCCCCCCATCTGCATTTCGTCCCACTGTGCGCGGGTGATGAGCAGTTGTCTGGGCTTGGAGCCTTCAAAGGGCCCCACGATCCCCCGTTCTTCCATCTGGTCCACCAAACGGGCCGCCCGGGAATACCCCAGCTTCAGCCGGCGCTGTAACATAGACACAGAGGCCTGTCCCGTTTCCAGCACCACATCCACAGCGGCGGGCAGCAGCTCGTCCTCGCCGCTGCTTTCCGTATCGGCGGCAGCGGAGGCACCCTTGCTGCCCTTGTTCTCCTTCTCCTGGACGGACTGCTCGATCTGGGCAATGACCTCCTGAGAGTAGTTGGCCTCGCCGGTCTCCTTCACATAGGACACCACGTCCTCGATCTCCTCCGGAGAGATGAAGCAGCCCTGAACACGGGTGGGTTTTCCCTCACCCAGCGGAGCGTAAAGCATATCGCCCTTACCAACCAGCTTTTCCGCGCCGGTGGTATCCAGAATGATCCGGGATTCCAGAGAGGATGCCACTGCAAAAGCGATCCGGCTGGGGATATTGGCCTTCATCAAGCCGGTGATGACATCAGCAGAGGGCCGCTGGGTGGCGATCACCAGATGCACACCGGCGGCACGGCCCATCTGGGCCACACGGCAGATGGATTCCTCCACCTCCTTCGCCGCCACCAGCATCAGGTCCGCCAGCTCGTCAATGACCACCACTACGCTGGGCAGCTTTTCCAGATCCTCTCTGACGGCGGCCAGCTTGTTGTACTCCTCCAGCTTCTTCACGCCGTTTTCCGAGAAGGTCTTATAGCGCTTCATCATCTCAAACACGGCCCACTGCAAAGCGCCCGCCGCCTTTTTCGGATCTGTCACCACCGGGATCAACAGGTGAGGGATCCCGTTATAGGGAGCCAGCTCCACCATTTTCGGGTCCACCATGATAAAGCGCACCTCGTCCGGCGTAGACTTATACAGCAGACTGATGATGAGGGAGTTGGTGCACACGGATTTACCGGAGCCTGTGGTACCGGCGATCAGCACATGGGGCAGCTTTTCAATATTGCCGATGATATTCCGTCCGCCGATGTCCCGGCCCAAGGCGAAAGCCGTCTTGGAAGGATGCTCCATAAAGTCACGGGACTCGATCACATCCCGGATCAGCACCGGCGTCACCGTCTTGTTGGGCACCTCAATACCCACCACAGAGATTTTATTCGGCACGGCGGCAATACGGACGCCGCTGGCGCCCAGCGCCAAGGCGATGTCATCCTGCAAATTGGTGATCTTGGAGAGCTTTACACCCTGATCCAAGGTAAACTCATACCGGGTGACCGACGGCCCGTGGATCACGTCGCCTGCCTTGGCGTCCACGCCGAAGCTGGCCAAAGTCTCTGCAAGGCGGCGGGAATTGTTCCGCAGCTCCGCCCCGGCAGCCATGTGGTTCTCCCCGCCGTTTTCATGCAGCAAACTCACCGGCGGGGAGCGGGATTCCGCCCCGCTCCCCCCCCTATTTTCGGCGAATTCCTCCGCAACCGCACACT